GGCAATTTGCCCGGCAAAGTCATCGACAAAGTGAACAACAAAATTGTTGTCACGTAAGATCTTGCCGATTTGATTTCGGTCGAATGTCCTAAAAAGTCTGGCACTTCTCGAGTCAAGCCTCAAAACGTCGCGTGCGAAACGAAATGCGCAGTCAAAAGGCATGTTGTAAACTCGGCGCTGGTTTGCAACATGCAGGCATGTGGACGCGAAAAAGACGTAATCCGTGAGCGAAACGAGACAACGAAGCGCAACATCAACATCTTCATTTGACCAACCGTCATACATGGCCAGCAAAGCACAAGAGATAATCCGTTCATCAGAGTGCGACAACGTCACGGAACGTGACACGAAAGATTGGTGCAATTCAGCAATAGTCACATTCGGGTCTGCAAGTCTGGCAAAGTGACGGCAAAAAACGCGGATGGGGTCTGCAACAAAATGGTCTACCAACCAGAAACGACCCGCATGATACGGCAAAGTGTCAAATGCAACCTTGAACTTGACATTACGCGCTAGACGCAAAGGCTCCGGGAGCAATTCAATGCGACAATTCAAAAGAGCGTCGTCTCCCTTTTGTAAGTAGACGCACTTTGACAAATTGCGTTCGCTATACCTTCCCAAAATTGAGAAGGCGGTCATAACGCAATTAGCAAGAAGAGTGAAAGGGTCACCGGACGGTAAGGACCAAGCAATCTCGCCGCGAAACAAGTGAGGCTCTTGAGACTTGACACCATACCTGGAACGCATGGCAACGTAGAGGCTGATCGTTTCATCGTCAACACCGACCATAGAAAGGAACCAGGCAAAGCAAAGCACTTGAACCGCGTCGTGTGAACTATCCTGACGTGAGAGGTCGATCTGCGTGTTGCACTTCTCGAAGTCGGGTGCAAGGGAGCGCAACTTCCGCGCGAGCTCATTGTCAGAGTAGCCGATGTCAAAAATGACACCTTCACGAAGAATTTTGCCAGCGCGCGCGAACGCAATCGATTGGGATGCTGCCATACGAAGAGCGTAGCCGAGTTCGTGAGAAACGATCTGTTGTCCGTAATTGACGCCCGCAGCGAAACCAGCAGCGGGTTTGACCTTGACCTGCGTCTTCAAGAAAGAAGAGAAGGTTACACTGCGACTGGTTTCACCAAAGAACTCCTCGGCACGTTGGAAAATCGCAGGAGAGCGTCGAGAAAACCAATATTTCGCAAAGTCACCTTCAAGATTGAGGGTGGCATCTTTGGAGAGAAAGGTTCGGGAAAAGCGTTCCACCAAGATCGAAGCATTCGTCGCATCATTGATTGAAATACCAAAAGGGTGCACGGGTTCCAGATTTCGCAACGCAAAATTGCGCAGAGATTCGAACTGCGAGCTAGAAACCTGCACATCGCCCATCTTGTATCCTTCGTAAAAATTGGATAACACGTCAGTGCGCATCACAAGCGGGCCTATCTCACCGACCTTGCGGAGGCGGACAGGTCGACCAATCTGAAATGGTATGAGCTCACCCGCTTCCTTGGCCGTTGAAAAATTCGTTTTGGAAAAAATCAATGACTGGAGTTCAGCAGCCAGGACCGGCATCACAGACGCATGACGTTCCTGAAGATGTGTGTCACTAACAATGTTGCGAGTAACCAAGCTGTCAGAGACATCAAGATAACCGAAAGAGGACAAGGTTGTCCTCGAACGCATCTCATCCGACATGACTTGCGGTGTGACGAGTTCATCCAGACAAAACGGTTTAATGTCGCGTGCGGCAAGTGCGCCAACATAGGGAATGTGATCCCAGTCGCCACCACCAACAAAAGCATCCCTGAGAACATGATCGCCAAAAACGAATGTGACGGTGGTTGCGCGCGTCAAAGCCACGATGCGGGCGCCAGGACGATTGAAATACCACATAGCTTGAGCATTTGACACGTCACCGGCAAGAACAACGCTGGCAGCACGCATACCCTGAGAACTACCGATTGTGATTGCATCTTGCCCACGGAAACTAAGCGCCTGATGCAGATGTGCCTTAAGATACATGTCAGCAAGTGGGAATGCACCAGCGCAGTCGGCACGTGGTACAAACACAATTGACCGCGGCCTGGGGGAACGTGTTTGAGCGAAGGCGCGGAAAGCGTCAAACGGCAAAAGGCTGTGATAAATCGAGAACGCGTCATGAGGCACTGCATTGGCAACCGGCATGTGAAATCTACGCGAGACGAAAAGCTCATGAGTCACGTGAGGAAGACCATCTTCGCTAACACGTTGCGTGTGATCGCCAAGTAAGACAAGCTTTGCGTTGAACCAATGCGCGATACAACTCCAAGCTATCAAAGTCTGCATGTCCATCGCA